TAGGGTTAGTGCTAACTGTACTTAGAAAAATAGCGCCAACAGGATACGCCGCAGCAAGTCCAGTAGTCACAAAAGCTGTTGTTGCAACTTGCGTTGTGTTTGTTCCGGGCGATGCAGTCGGCGCAATAGGCGTTCCTGTCATGGTAGGCGAGGAAAGAGTTGCACTTGGCAAAGTGGCAGATGCCATGTAATTAGTAGCCGTCACAATATCTGTGCCAGCGCTGTTCATTACCAAAACTATCTTGGCTGCGGCTGGGACTGATACGCCTGTTTGACCGCTTACTTTGACTGTTATTGCAAACCCACCTGTGGTGGCGTTGGATATGAAATAAAGTTTTTTATTGGTTGGAACAATTAAGTTACGCGCCGCTGTTAGAGCGCCAGTGCACTCAATAAACATATTACGTGCAACGCCAGTCGCACCGTTGGGGATGGTGATGGTCTGGTCTGCATCAGCCATAGCTTGCGTTTCCACCCCAGATATAGCCTGTTCAATCAAAGTGCCGAGGTTGGTGTTGGTCGTGGAACCCCAGTTACCAGCTTGTTCGCCAGCGCCCATGAGTTCAATGGCTAGGTTGGTTGAATAGGTACTTGACATAGTTTATCCTTTGGGGTATTTTGCCTTAACAGCGTTGCAGTCGGCTATGTATTTGTTAATCTGTGCTTGGTCACCTTTGGCTATACCATCCAAATAGTCAGTCATAGGAGGATATTCCGCTTGGCGTTTGGCTATGTAAGCATGAGCATCTATGTAGGCTTGAATCGCTGTTTCGTTATAGGTAACGGGGTTGCCATCAATATCAAAAGCATCGTTATCACGAATAACAGCAATATTAGTATGTATTGCAAGAATTGCGTCAATTTTTTTCATGCCGCTATCTCCATCAAAATAATTGAAGATGTTTGTGTATTGTTACCTTGATTATTAACAGTAATACTTCCGCTACTGCCAGTACTTACACAAGACAGTTGTACTTTGTATGTAGTTGCTGACGTAGTTGCTGGAGAATCAACAATGCTTGGCGCATACCATCCAGTAAGATAAATTCTAGAACCTGTACTTAATCCAGCTTCCATCCCCAAAGAGTTTGCGCTTTGGTTAAAAATAGTTGTTGCGCCTCGTAAAACTATTAAATATCCAGCAACTTCAATTGCCGACCTAAATAATTGCCACTGAGTTGCAACCATTACAAGCACTTTGCTAGAAGATGAAGACGGTGTAATAGTAGCGGTAAGTCCTGTAACATCGGCAGGGGTTGAAGTTGTATTAGTTGTTGTTGATGTTGTAGTTGCACTAACCACTTGCAACACAGACCCCGTAGGCAATGTACCCCTTGGGATGGTTTGTGTTCCTGTAAGCGTTGAAGCCGCTACAGATGTAATTTGGCTAGAAGTTATGCTGCCTGCCAGCAACCCTGCTGCTACTTGCGTTAAAGCCATTATTGGTTCTCCTCTGCGGGTTCTGGTGTGTTGCCAGCCTCAAGCCACTTAGCTACATCGGGGTCTATTAATAAAATTGCCGATTGTTTTCCATCAGGGTAAACAATACAAATACCAATATTTTGATTAGTTACTATATCTTTATAATATTTCCAACCAGTAAAATCTCTTAATTGATTTATCATAATTCACATCCTGTCAAATGAAATCCAGTAGCCGTGTTGTTACAAAGCATGAAAGTTGCATTTCCAGCAGTCAACCCAGACCCCCCAAAACTTAATGTTGCTGTTTGTGTGGTTGCAGTAGAAAAACCAATAGAACCTAAACCAACTGCAGTACCGCTAGAGTTATAAACCGCAGTATTACCGCTAGTAAAAGTAACCCCTGTTGGTGGAACTCTTGCAGTAACCGGTAGCGGAATAAAACCATATCCTGCGGTAGTAGAGATACACATTCCAACGGCAAATGTTTGCCCAACAGGAATACTTGGAACTGCTGGTAAATACCTCTGACACAAAGCCAACTCCGTACCATACTGACGATACTCAAATGGGGATGCTGTTGTCCCTGCTTCTAGTTGCACACCTGTGATGTAGAAGGTTGCACCGTTTGTTCCTACGACTGATGTAGTTCCAGTTGCGGAACGATAATCACCAGCCTGCCATGTTCCATTAGCAGTCCCACTTAATCCTGAGCCAACACCATAACCAAAATTAACTTCTAAGCCTGATGTATTTCCAGTAGCCCAAGTTCCCGTTGTATCCCCAGCAATAGTTATTGTTTTATATTCAAATGTGTTTGCAACAGAAATTGTGTATGTGAAGGGGAAACTTCTATTTGGTGTGCCGTTTGCTAGAGAACCACCAAAAGTACCAGTTAAACTTGAGCGAACCCAGAATGATAAAGTAACTGTTGAAGCATTAGCAGAACCAAAATTAAGGTCTGCAACATTAAAGCCTTCAATATGTTGCGTTAAAAAGAAATAATCTCCTGATGTAACTGTATACGCAGAAGATGAGGTAACTCCCAAATACTTGCTAAAACCTACTGGTGGAGTTACAGACCCAGCATTTTGTTGGACTGTGTATTTTGCTCCCGGCGCACCAAAGGCTTGCCATCTATCTAGTGTAAATGGGTTACTCGTAGAAGTAACACTAGCCCCTGCGTTTCTCTGGTCAAAAACCATTGCCCCGTTTATGATGCGGTTGCGGAAGGTTGCGTTGTTTGAGCCGCTCTGTGCGATGTTTACTGCTAGTGTCATGCTAGTTGCTCCTCAGTAGGTCTAGCAAGGGTTGGGTGTTCCCACTTGGCTATGTAATCGCCTTTGCCGTCAGAGTCGTTTTGTAGTGTTATTACAGTCATAAAGTCATGGTCTGTAAGTTCTGTGTACAGGGTTTTAATTTTGTCGTAGAGTGTCATGTTATGCCGCCCTCACTAAAGAACCACTAAACGCAACCGCAGTTGCACCACCAAAAACTGTAGGTGTTGTAGCTGTAATATAAACATATAATTCTAAATAATCAGTTGAACCATTCATAGAAAAAAGATAGCCACCATTTATATAAGCTTCTGTAGTTGTAGTTTGACCACCTATATATTTTGCTAAACTACCATTTTTATAAATTCCCCCAAGAACAAAAGAAACACCTACTCCACCAACATCAATAAGTGCAGACACTTCATAGTAACCAGCTACTGTTGGAGTAAAACGATAATTTGTAGTGCTATCAAAGTTGCTATTAGTATCAAATTCTTCTACATTTAATTGTATTTTTGTCCAAGTATTTGTTGTTAGTGTTTGATTTCCAGACCTATAAGCACTAAACGCTGGCCCATTACCCGCCACACCTGTTCCCAACTTAGCCTGAGTCACAGAACCGTCTACCAAATAACTCGTACTCACGCTACCCGCAGTAGCAGGTATTGCATTCAACACCGAACTGACAAGGAAGCTCTCTGTTACTACTGAATCGCCTGATGTACATGCGTTAACCAAAACTACTGTCGTTCCTGTAGTAGCTGTGAAGTCTGTAGATACAAGGCGTACCCCGTTTCTATACACATCAATGTAGCCAACGGTATAAGAAGGCACACTAAATGATGTCTGTGCCGCTGTAGCTGTGAAGTCCGTTACGGTTCTGTAGGCTGTAGTCGTTACTCCGCTGGCTGGGATGCCAAGGTAGCGCACAGAAATATTAGAAGAACCGCTTGGAGGCGCGGCAGAGAAGGTCAGGGTTGTGCCTGATACAGAATAGGTTGATGGGTCTTGCAGTACACCAGTAATCGCTACGATGATTGAAGACGTGTTGGCAGGAGCCACCGTCATGGTGAACGCTGTTTGTGCGCCTGTCCCGCTGAACGTGTCTACAAGGAAGGCTATTGAGATGGGGCTATTGCCTATGTAACTCATGTCTGCCCTTGTTGTGCCTCAAGTTCTGCTTGACGTTCTGCGGCTGACTTGATTGATGCCGCCAGAACAATTTCTTCTTTTGAGCCAGAGATAGTTTCGTTTGCTGCTAATTTGCGTTGAACTTCAGCCGCTACAATTTCTTCAATTGCTACACGGCATCGCTCATGGATTGCATTTTGAATCCAATCATTTTGGGAAACTGCAACAAAACCAAGGGCTTTATTTTCAGCGTCAGAGAGAGTGATTGTGTAAGTTGTCATGTTTTATCCTATTAAATAACCACAGAAAAAAGCAGTTCTGCTTTCACTGCCGTACATAGATGTAACTGCTGGCTGTATCGTTACATAGTCTCCTACTGACATGTTAACTACCCCCGTGACTGTGCAGCCGCCAATTGTTGATGATGGGTAGTAGCCGCGAGCAGACATTACGTTAGTTCCATTCAACATTACCAGCAACTCAATAAAGTTATTAGGAGCGCCTACGTTAATCCCTGTAGCGGTTATAAAATAGTATCCTGTTACGGGGGCAGTAAATCTTCCAGTTGAAGAACTGTACCCGCTTCCTATATTAAATTTAATGTCGTTCCATAAAACATCAGTACCTGTAGTCGCAGTACCGTTATTTTTAGCCACCCAAAATTTAGGTTGTAAAGGCATAGTTACACGCCCCCCAGTATCGATAGAAACCCCAGTAGTTCCAGCAGACTGCAAAGTTAGCGCAGTAGCAGATGCAGACGTAACCGTGTTTATTACGGGTGAAGTTAGGGTTACAGGGGCGTTTAACCCGTTTTGTCCAATCGTACTAATAGGCATATTAAGCCTCTACCACTTCTTTCCAAGACGTAGTGGCTTCGTCCCACTCATAGCGCTTGTCGTCTATTGGCATCGGTGTCGGTGCGCCCCATAGACAAGTGTCATCATTCAATACCCAAGATGGATAAGGCTTTGGTGGGATGAATGCGTCTTTTGTGCGGTCGTATGAATAGCCGATACCAGCGTAGTTCTTACGCAGTGGAGTACCGCCATTACGATGCTGACCACCGTATGTGTTGTACGAAGTCTGAATCCACTCACCGGGACTTGAGTCCACAAATGTTTGAAAGAACTCAGGTTCAGCAACGATAACGTTGACTACTTTACCGTCTACTACTTTTGCAAAATGTGCCATGTGTTTCCTTTATGCTATGTAAGTACCAGATGTTGTAAATGTGTGGATGGTGTTTCCACCAGAGGTTGTAACTGTTCCGCCTGTTCCGCGTTGTGCCCCAGCGTAAGAAATAATAACGATGCCAGATGCGCCACTACCAGCACTACCCGCTCCACCACTGCCTGAGTTCACAATTGCGTTTGGAGCGCCAGAGTAGCCGCCCCTAAAGCCTTGGTCTACTGTTCCGCCGCCTCCAGCATATTTTGTTGAAGTTCCAGATATTGAACTTGTTAAGCCTGCGCCGCCATTACCGGGAGTGGAGCCAGAAGCGTTGCCGCCAGCAGAACTTTGCCCGCCACCACCACCAGCAGCGTCTTGAGGGCCTGTTCCAGACCCCCCTTGGTTTCCTTGACCTGATGTACCAGCGGCGTTATTTGGCGTGCCGCCACCGCCAGAGCCACCCTGACCACCACCAGAACCGCCAGAGCCACCCACTCCCATACCACCACCACCACCGCCGCCACCGCCTATTGCCGTCAAACTAAAAGCGGTAGAGTTTGTGCCATTTGAGCCGCCAGCAGCGCCAGCAGCGCCAACTGTAATGGTATACGTTGTCCCAGCAGATACGCTTACTGTAGATGTTAAAACACCACCAGCGCCACCGCCAGAGAATTGCGGAGGGGTGACTGAGTGAGAGCCGCCGCCGCCACCAGCAATAATTAAATACGATGCTGAATATGTATAGGGTGCAGTTGTTATGGACTGCCATGCTGTGCCTGTATAAACTTCGTACGTTGATTCAGTAGTGTTGTAACGAACCATTCCAGTAGCTGGACTTCCCGGTCTTTGCGCTGTTGTACCAGCAGGCAAATCAAAATAACCAGTAGATGTGTTGGTTTGGTCAGAAACCATAGCAGGGGTAATACCTGTTACGTTGGCGGCTGGTATTGCCAAACTTGATGTATTTAAAGACGTAGTCGTCACCGTACCCTGACCCGGTGCAATTACATCCGTTATCGGGCTTGTGTAGTAAACATAAATGTTATTCGTCCCACTCAACGGAGCAGAAGTGAACGTGATGGTGTTGGCGCTTACTGTGTAGGCTGAACTGGGGTTCTGGGCTACGTTGTCAATCGTAACTTGGACTTGGGCTACAGACGCAACTGGGCGAGACAGCGTGAATGCCGTAGCGGAGCCTGTACCGCTGAAGAAATCAACAGCAGGAGTGAAAGCCTGTTGTGTGGGGGAGTTACCGATTGCTGCCATTTAGACCGCCGTCAATCCAGATACCCAAGCATCGGCTGATGTCGCCGCGCTTGCTACTACTACCAAAGCATCACTTGCTTGCAGAATAAGCCTGTTGCCTTGGATTACCTCTAGTGACCCACCAACCGCAACGGTGGCTGTCTCTACTACATAGTAGTTAACTGCCGAACGGGTAATGTAGACATCACAAGTAATGGGTGAAGTAGAAGTGTTAGACACCACAAGGCTGGCTACAGCCAATGTGCCAGAAGCGACTGTTGTGACGGTTGAACCGCCAGTGCTTATGTTCTTTACTCCATACGATACGTTGGTGTAGGTTGCCATTTCTTATCCCATCATAAAAGCTAAGTAGTACGCTTGGTCAAGGATGTTCTGCGTACCGGGGGTGTTAGTTACTGAATACTCAGCAGGGTAAGCTACAAAGACATCCTTTGTACCCGCACTAAAATTAAGTGCTGAAGGCTCTGTAGCTGAACTGTTTGATAACACCGTTGTGCGGGCTAGGGTTGTCCCTGATGAGGTGTAAGTGCCAATACCTACTTCCCACTCTGACCCACTTTGGCTTGCAATCGTATAGTACGTTGTGTTTGCGTTACCAATAATGGCAAAAGACTGAAACCCAGTTGATGCGCCAAGCAGAGTCACTGTTCCCGTACCAGCCGTTGTGGTAGTTTCTTTTACCCTGTTTGCAAGTACAAAAGCCATGTAAATCCTTTAAGGCGTGTTAACTAAAACCCAATTGGATGTTTCCGAATTATCCACCAAAGCCCAGCTAGAAGTTTGAGAATTATCCACTAATATCCAATAAATAGCGACCACAGTACCCACTGAGCCTACAGCCTGTACACCCGTCAACGCAAAAGATTTAGCAACACCAACTGTCCCTACATCACCAACAGCTTGAACACCTGTTAAAGCCGCTTCTTTTCCGGGGACTACCGTACCCACTGCCCCAGAAGCAACCACGCCTGTTAGAGCAATAGTGATAGACGGTTCTACTGTTCCAACTGAACCAATCGCCTCGTCACCGCTAGTCGCATCAGACTCGTTGTAGATGACCGTACCAACCGCGCCAGAAGCCTCAACCCCAGTCAGAGCAATTGTGATACTAGGAACAACCGTGCCTACTGCGCCGTCCGCTTGAACACCTGTTAGCGCAAATATCTTATTTGGGGTGAGAGTACCTGTAGTACCGTTAGCGTGAACACCCGCTATTAATGGGAAGTTGGTTTCGTCTACAGCACCAACGTCTGCGTTGGATAAAACACCTACAAGTTCAACAGAACTAGAGTGGACTACCGTGCCAACACTGCCAGTTGCGGATACACCCGTGATGGCAACAGTAATTTCTACTGTTACAGACCCAACAGCACCCGTTGCCTCAACCCCTGTAAGAGCAAAAGCCTTAGCAACCTCTACCGTCCCAACCGCACCAGTCGCAACTACGCCCGTCAGGGCAACAACAACTGTGTTTTCCCCTAATGACGCAAACGGGGCTTGTGCATATGCGGAGATACCAAACATGGTCTACGGCTTACGCCGCCTCCGCTTAGGTTGTTGCCAGACGCAGTAACGCGGTTGATGTGGTGTTTGCTGGCATCGTTAAAGTGAACGTGCCCGCAGTAATGGTTTGACTACCAAAGGTATGAACAGAAACCGCTTTATTACTCTGCGAAGAGTTATAAATTAACACCGCGTCAAAGGCTGTGGCTAAAGTCACCGAGGTGTAGACAAGCGAAGCTGAAGGCGTAAAGAACGCCACGCCCGCTGTAGTAGATGCGTTGGTCGCTGTAGGAGGAGTTCCAGCCGTGACCGCTATGCCCCCTGCGGAGTACCCAGAACCAGAGACTTCTCCAGTTGCCGAATATGCCGTAGTAGATGCGTTGTAAGTAGCAGATGCCAAATACAAAGCGGCTTTAAAGGAGTCGGTTGCGCTCGTTCCACGGGTTGGTGCAGTACCAAAATTATGAGTCGCAGTCATTAACTCGCCCATAAACGAGGTTGTCATTGATTGGGTATTAGCCATGATATTTCCTTTATGCTAAAGAAGCTGTTTCGCCACCAGCAAAAGTGGGCATTTTCTTCAAAGTTACATGTGCAGAACGATGAACAAGTTCACCCTCTAACCAGTACTCCACCCATGTGGTAAGTTCGTTGTCGTTATCCACGGTTCCTTCTCGCTTTTCAAGCAAAGAATCGTCCATGTCGCCTTTAGTGGTTGTTACTAACATTATGAAATCCTTATGATTGCTGATGTATTAGTGACTGCTGGGAATTGTACGGTAAATGTGGCTGTAGAGGTCTTATCTGCGCCAAAATCTAAGACACAAACCGCTGGATTTCCGCCACCGCTTAGATAGATTAACGCACCCCGTGCAGTAATAGCGCCTGTCCATGATGTGTTGTTAAACGAAATAAACGCTGTGTCTCCATTACCCACCGTTGGGACTTGGGCTATTGTCAATAAATTACCGCCCGCTACATAGTTGCCACCAGACGCTTCGCCCGTAGCAGTGTATGCAGTTGTGTCTTCATTAAGAGTGGCTGAGTTGGTATACAACGCCAAATAAAAACTACCAGACGTAAAGTTAAACGTGCCATTCATCAAGCCCGTCTTAAACGTATTGCAGGTAAAGTTACCAGTAAACGCCATCAAGTCACCGCCTGTCTATATTGACCAGAACGGTAAGCATCTTGACGCTCCATACCATCTCCAAGGCGCTTGGCTAGTACTAATGCTTCCTTGTACTTACCGTCGTAGAAAGCCATGATGTCAGCTTCACCTTTCATGTAGGTATACGCTTCAACCAGCGAACCATACAAGAGGACAGTATCAAAGTTATCTCCCAACCATGTAGTTGAGGCTGTGGTGATTGACTCAGGATAGTAGTAATAATGCAGTTCTACATAATAAGATGCGTCTGGCGTTGGGCCAAGAATTAGTGACAACTCATTTGTAATGGTTACCCCGTTTACCGTCGGACCAAACAAGGCATAGTATTTTGGCTCGCCTGTGCTGTTAGGAGTTGGATATGCTTGACGTATAAAGTTAACGTCTTTGTTCAGTAGGTACTCAAACGTACCTGTGTCTAAATTAACAGGACTACCCGTAGCCCCCGTTACCAACGCTAGAGAATACACAGACAGAAAATCGTTTGGTAAGGATACGTATTTGTTGTTGGCTGTAATAGACGAATATTGGTTCTTGCGAATGGATGGAAACTGTACCGTGTTGTAAATGCGTTGTTCAGCCTGCGTAATCAGACGGTTAATCTGAGTCGTTGAAGACACAACCGTGCTGTCCGCCAAAGTGGTAGACGGAAAGT